TGTATGACCACTTTGGAATAAATATAGGCAAGCATTTAGTGATGCCATTTGCCAATTACTATCTGTAATTGTTGGGGCTACACCTCCACCACCATATGTTAGTTCTGTTAGTGCTCCAGCAGAATAACTAAAGAGTTTATTATTACCAGCACAAATAGTATAAGTAATACCACCATTTGTTGTAACTTCACCAATTGCTTTAATATCTGCTGTTCCTAAATTTGCATTAATTGCACTATTTAATTTAGTCCATCCTTTACGAGCACCAATACGTCCATATTGGTCAATTACACAATTAAGTGCAGATAGAGCAAAACCAGAAGCCAAGTCAAGAGATGAATCTTGAGTATTAAGTCCATAAAATCCTGGAGCAGAAATACTAAAGGTTTGAATTGTTTGAGCCATTAAACTGCTTCCCAACTATCTTCTTCAGGGTATCGACTAGACTCAATTGCAATGGCATCTGCAAGCACTTGACGATAGAGGGAGTAGGCTTCTGAACTCTGTTCACCACCATCTTCACCACGCTCAACAAGGGCCTTAGCAAAGGCTAGATGCACCACAGGCTCTTTAGGAATACTAAGTACAGAACTATCACCTGAGAGGTCTAGTTGTGGTTGGAAAATATAGAAGACAATAGAATATGTAGCATCAGGGATTGGAAAGATATCAACCTTTGTATCACCATTACTGTCTGCACCATTAAAGTTATAGTAGTTAGGAGCACCATTTTGAGGTGCTGTAGTCATAAACAAGAAGTGCGTCATCTCAACTGATGAGACTGCACGTAAGTTCCACTTGTTAGTATTATTAAATACTTCAGTAACTTTAAACCTAGAACCACTACCTGTTAGTGTATAGTTATAAGTTGCTGGTGTAGTTGTTAAAGTAATTGTTGATGCAATGGCGTTCCAGGTATATGAATCTTCAACCTGACGCTTTGCATCATTAATGAACTTACCAACAATCTTAGAAAGGACGTTTTGATTTACAGTTGAAACTTCTGGCTCACGTAGGCGAACCATTACATCATTAACAAGTTCCAGATATGTTGGTAGTGCCATGAGTGTGTCCCTTATTTATCTGCTTTGTTATCTAGACGATCAAATATCTTAGATAGATATTCTTTAATTTCATAAATATCTCTACGATAGTCCTCTTTCATAACATAGTCTTTTGGCATTTCCTCACGCAACTTTGCAAGGTCTTGCTTTAACTCTTTAACTGCGTTCCATAACTCTCTAGCAAACCAACCAGTAATGCTAGATACAAGAACTAGTACACTATTTATAAGTTGCTGTGTTTCCAAGATCATTCACCATTTGGCTCAGACTTCTTCTTCTTTGGCTTTTCTTCTACGACAACTTCTTCTTCAACTACTTCTTCATATTCTGAATGAACACGCATACCTTCAATATCATGCTCTGCGGTGAACTCGTACACCTCACCAGTTGCAATGGATTTAAACTTAGCCATATTTATCCCCTAAAAATAAAGGTTCTCACCTTTCACCAAAAGGCTACTAAGTGAGAACCCTACCTAAGTTACTTAGGCTGGTACTGCTAGAGCAACAGCAGAATAGTCACGTAGTTCTGCAACACCATAAAGAGTGTCAGCAGTAAAGAGACTACCTAGATACTCTTGCTTATACTGGGTCTGTGTACGTACTTCCTTTTGGGTAGCAAGAACACCAAAATCACGGTGACCTAGTAAGCAAATACGGCAAGCAGTTGAACCAGAGGTGGTATCAGCGTTGTTAGTAACGAATACGGGAACTCCGTACACATTACCAACTTCACCATTACGGATGGTGTTAGAGCCACCAGTTTCACCAACAAAAGCCTGTTCAGTGAAACGTGCAATACCCATTAGGGTGTTACGAGTTGAAGGAGGAACGATGAGGAAACGACCATCCATAGGGACATCATTGTCATCTAGACGTTGAATTGAACGTCGAATTGCAGCATCAGTTAGAGCACCAAGACCAGTGTTGGAACCAGCAACATAGGCAGTAGTACCATCAGCACCTGAGAAAGCACCACTATAGGCAGTGGTATTAGTACCACCTTGAACTTGACGACCTAGTGCAATAAGGGAACTATCAACCTGACGAGCAAGTGCATAACCAGCATCATCAGTGTAGAACTGACGCATAGAGGTTAGTGATTGAGTTTCAACGATGTCTTCAATAAGAATTGAATATTCAAAGTGAAGATTGAGTGACACTGAGACTTCAGTTGCAGTGTCGGTTACTAGTGTAACTTGAGTAGATGCTGATTTAGCAGATGCAGAACCTCGACCTGGTTTTGGAATTAGGAGGGTGTCACCCTTCTTACCAACCATGTTGATTTTCTTAATAAGGTTTGCAAGTACAAGATTACGCTTGTATGTTGCAACAACTTCATCACTCCAAATTTGTGGAATGAATTTATCAGCAGTTGTGACTGTCTGATGATTTGTACCTAGACCCATATTATATACTCCTAAAAATGTTTAATTTATTTAACCCGCCCCTCGTTATAAGCCTTAATGATTTCATCACCTAGTTGCTCATAGCGATCTGGATCGGTCATACGTAAGCGGATAAGATCAGCACGGCGATATGTCTTCCTTGAGGTTTCACCTGATCCACCAACATCCACGCCAGCAGCCTTTAGAGCCTTTGTACGCGATTGTTTTCCAGCATCTGACACTTCCTTTGACCTGACACCTTTAATCTGTTTATAGGTCGATAGAAGCTCATCTGCCGTTTCAAAATTATAATTAGTATCTGCATCTTCATACATACGCATACGTACTGGTGATGCATTTACCCAATCAATAAAGTCCCCATCTTGAACAATATTCCCAAAGTCAGGGTGCTTGTTAGTAAGCTGACTCTGAAGATTCATCTGCCTCATTTGTTGTGAGGCTTGCTTTGCCGCTTTAATGTCTGGATGGTTCTCTAAAGCATTTTGAATGGCTTTTTGAGGGTTCTCAAAGAAATCAATATCTGTTTCTTCTTGTGCAGGTTTTACTTGTTTCTGCGAGAGTTGTTGTTTCAACAATTCATCTGCAAGTTTACGAACTTCACCAACCTCTTGTGCTTGCCTACCAATTAGCTGTTCAGCCTCTTGGTGCATCTTCACAATGTCTTCTAGGTTTTTGCCCCGATACTTGTCGGGAACCTTAGAGACTGCGGGTTGTTCTGATTCTTCAAATTCATCATCTTCAGAATCTAGTTCATCAACTTCTTCTGTCTGTTGATCCAATTCATCGTCATTTTCAATAAAAGCCATGCTACACCTTTCTCCTGCCCTTACGGGTTTTAGGAGTATCGCCCTTACGGGCCTATTACAAAATGAAAGAAACGCTACGGACGTTTAATCGCTACCCGATTCTGCGTTTTTCTTTCTCTCTTGACTGAGTTTCTCAGCCCTAACTCTTGACCACTTCTCTGCTGCCCCAGGAAAACTACCAGTAATCCCTTCAAGTTTGATAGTTGGACAAGAAATTATTCTTTTTGCTTCTTCATCACAAATCTTGCAAGGAAGTGCCCTATCTTCTGAGTTAACAAAGGATTCAAACATATGGAAGTCTTCACACATAAAGTCATAAAAACCCCTCATTCGTTTTCTCCTGCTAACTGGTTGTAGGATTCCTCACATATTTTCTTGCGTGTTAGAATCAAAGTGAGTATGTCTAGTTGTCCTTTTTTGAAGAATAAATCTTCAGTATTTAAAGTATTAGACACACTATCAACAGTTTCTCGTAGATTTTCCATATCCTCTACAAAGTATTTCCAACCTTTAGAGGCCATCATAGAAAATGTTTCTTCGTAATAATGCTGTAGTTGTTCCTTGTCCATTATGGGAAAACTCCTTTATAAGGTTTTATTATACTATATATGTTAGTATAATGTCAATAGGTATTACCAATTAATTGAATCTATTTCTTCAATAGTTGTTGCATCATCTACTTGAGTTACTAAACCAGATTCCTTCTCATACAAAGGAATAACCTGTGCAGCAATCTCTAGTGCAATTTGTTCTAGTTGAGAAAGCGTATACACACTGTATACACCATCAACAGTCTTATATCCGCACTCTGCTGGATTACCTAGTGCTGCTGCAATCTGAGTAACCTGGATGCAAAGGCTTAGTTTGTTGTTATCTGATTCAGTAGAACCAAACACTCCAAGGCTAGTGGTCTTGTCGGCGTACATCTCAACAGATCGTGAAGAAGCAATCTCAGCCTTCTTCTTGACCTTGGCTTTATCCAGATCGCTCAAGATAACGTCTGGCGTTACAACACCACCAAACAATTTGCAAGTGGCATCAGCGACCAACAGGGTTTCTGCCGTGACAACCAGACCCGTAGTGATGGGCGTGTTGATTTGCCATGAGAAGCGATCAACAGGGCGATCTTGGTCTGTTGCGCGGTCTGCGCTGATGTACGACGCCACCGTGGCATACAAATTGTCCTGCGCGTCAATGATGATCGAGTTGATGCGGTGGTAATCGTAGACGATACCAGCGGCGTTGGTGAGTTGTTTTGTGATTGCCATTATGCGAGTATTCCTAAGTTACGAAGTGCTTTGACCACCTTGGCAAGCGTGTAG